ACCTGGCTTTCGCCGCCGATGAAGATGCGCACGCCCTCGGCCTTGCTCGACACGTCGAGCAGCCGCATCAGCTGCGCCTTCTGCTCGAACAGCTCGAAGGCGCGGCGCAACTGCCCCATGTCGCTCGAGAAGTCGCTGACCGCGAGCAGGTTGCGCTCGCCCGAGATCACGACGTCGTCTTCCTGCGATTCGCTCAGCACGTCCGAGCTGACCTTCACGGCCGCCTGCATCAGCGCCGCGATCTCGCCGCGCAGCGTGTCGACCTCGGACTGCAGCCGGTCGCGCACCTGCTCGATCGTGAGGCCCGCGTAGTGGGCGTTGATGTAGTTCGCGGCCTCGACCAGCTGCGACTGCGAGTAGTCGGCCTCGGGAAAGATCACGCGGTTCTGCACGTCGCCTTCGGGCGAGACGATGATCACCAGCAGCCGGCGGTCCGACAGGCGCAGGAACTCGATCTGCTTGAACACCGACGAACGCCGCGGCGCCATCACCACGCCGACGAACTGCGAGAGGTTCGACAGCAGGTGCGCCGCATTGGCGATCACGCGCTGCGGCTGGTCGGGCGCGAGGCTCGGCGCGGCCAGGTGCTCGCGCTGCGCGGTCAGCATGGTGTCTACGAAAAGCCTATAGCCGCGCGCCGTGGGCACGCGGCCCGCCGAGGTGTGCGGACTGGCGATCAGCCCGAGCGACTCGAGGTCCGACATCACGTTGCGGATGGTCGCGGGCGAGAGGTCCAGACCCGAGGAACGCGAGAGCGTTCGCGAGCCGACAGGCTGGCCTTCGGCGATGTAGCGCTCGACGAGCGTCTTGAGCAGCAACTTGGCGCGGTCGTCCAGCATTGCAAGATTTTAGTGTTGTACGTTCAAAATCTAAGGAACCTGGGACGAAAGGTAACGCGCTCGCGCACAAGCGCGGCTCGTACCCCCGAGTAGGACACATCCAACATCATCGAAATCTCTTTGATGGTGAACCCGGCACGATAGAGCCTCGCGCATGCCCGGGAATGCTCCCCCACCACTAACGGCCGACGCCCAAATATCACCCCTCGGGCTCTCGCGGCCACCCTTCCCGCCTCGCACCTCTCGTGAATGAGCGCACGCTCAAGCTGGGCCACCGCGCCGAGAATCTGCAAGACGAATTCGCCCATCGGTGACGAAGTATCGATAGGCTCAGTCAGAGAGCGAAAGCCAGCACCTCGGGCCTTGACCTGATCGACCACATCCCAGAGGTGCCGCGAGCTTCGCGCCAACCGATCAATCTTCCAAACCACCAACACGTCGCCAGGCTGCAACGTTTCAAGCGTCCGGTAAAGCTCGGGCCTAGGACCCACCCCGGAACCCTTCTCCTGCACGATGCGCTCAACCCCGGCCGCCAGCAAAGCGTCGCGCTGTAGCCGCGTGTCTTGATCCTCCGTGCTCACCCTCGCATAGCCAACCAGCATCCTCGCTACCCCTCTCGAGAGCTATCATTTTGATAGCTTAATGTTTTACTTTAACTTTTCCTCGAGCAACGTGCGCTACGCTCGCGCCCGGAGGTGCGCACCATGGGGATTCAGGACCGCGATTGGTACCGCGAGGAGTACGAACGCAAGCGGCGAGCAGCCGAGGCAGAGAGCCATGCTCGATCACAACCACAGCGCCGGCAGAGAGAGATTCCCGTCGACCTTCTCGACAACGCCAACCCTCCACCACTGTGGGGAGCAGATTGGCATTGGAGCTTGAAGCTGCTCGTGTGGCTGTGCATCGCTGTGCTCATGCTGATCGCCTGGAGACTCGTGCGGTAGACCGGGCCAAGGGCGTTCGACGTTCCACCATGGGGGTCTGCACCCCCATACCCCCAGCCCCGCAAGCGGGTCCCCATTGCTCAGCAGTAAGGGGGGCGGGCAGGCGAGGCATGTAAGCGGCAATGTTCGGCGCGACGGCCTCTGTGCGCGCGGCGCGGCATCCCCGCAAGGCGGGGCCCCTCCTCGCCGCGTGCTCGATGCCGACGCGCTCACATGGTCGTCATTGCAGGGGCCGGCGTACCCAGGGGCTTTGGCGGAACGATCTTGCCATCCGAGGAGTACCCGGAGTTCATGACGATGGGCCTCTCGGGCGAACCAGCCTGACGCGCAGGCGCATCGCAGATGACAGCGCGCGCAGTGCCGTGCCACCGCAGGTAGCCCATGCAATCCGACTTCGCATCCCAGACATAGCCAACCTGCTGAAGGTCGTCGCTGGTAATCTGCGCGAACACGGCGCCAGCGGCCGAAAGAGCAAAGGTGTGCATCACACGCCCGCCCTTGACCATCATCCCCGTCAGGTGCAACGTTTTCCCCGCGTAGGGCTCGGGATCGCCCACCGATGCCTCTACCGCGTCCGCCACGCGCTTTTTCTCGACTACCCGCACCTCCCCCACTTGGAACGTCGGGACGCTCCTGGGCGTCGCACCAGCCGCATCGCCGCCCGGCTGGGCGGCATCCGCAATCGCCGCCCTGGCCGCAGGCGCCTGTGCGGGCTTCTTCACCTTCTCGCCTGAGTTGACGTAGACCGCGAAGGCAACCACGCACGCCGTCAGCACCCAGGCCACGCGAGTCCAGCGCTTCACGCGAACGGACAAAACACTCACGTCCGCAGCCTGAGCCTCCAGCACCGTATTGCCCTGCGTGTGGCTCTTGTACAACTTGAAAAAGGCCGGCTCGTACTTGCGCACGCTCTCCTGAATCACCGCTCCACGATAGCCGGCGTGCACCTTTCGGATGTAGCTGTCCGACTTTCCGAGGACGTCGGCCTTGCGCACCTTGATGACCATCGCCATCAGCTCGGCAATGTCCTGGCACATCTGGCGAAACTTCTGGGTGACAAGCAAAACATCGGCGCCGAAGTGACGGCTGAGCTTGTACCACTCGATCACGTCTTTCGGCGTGCCGACCCGAGGCATCTGCACGTGACACTCATCAACCACAAACAACGGCGCGCGGCCGGTGGTCGGGTGCCGCCAGGTGCTGTAGTAGCACCACACCGTGCCGAAGGGCCGCGCGCCAGGCGCTGCGGGCTCCACATTTCCATCAGCGAACAGCTCGAAGGCCTCACCCGCGCCGGTTTCGGGATCAACGCGCGTGGCGTCCCAAACGCCTCGCACGGGAGCGGCCTGAAAGCGAAGCTCCAGAAGCGCGCGATACGCAGGATCGATGGCAGCGTACTGCTCGATGACGAGAGGCAAATTCGTGATGACCTTGCGACCCTCCTTGAGCGCGGCGAGGACCTGAGCGGCACTAGCCTCGTAACTCTTCCCAGAGCCGGGAATGCCTTCCAAACCGTTGATCATGATCCAAGCCTAGTGAACGGAATGAGTTGCAAGATCAGCCGAATCGCGATGGCCGCGACGATGATGCCGATGCAGGTTCCTGCCCCGAGCAGACCCAAGATATTGACAATCTCACCAGGGAGCGCCCCGGCCTGACTGGTGTACGCCTCGATGCCCGACAAGTCGATGGACTGGACAGCCTTGACAACGATCTTCATCACCTGCTCGAACGGCCAACACGCGGCATCACGAATGAAGTCCCACAGGGCGACGAAGACCTTAACGAAAAGATCGCCAACCCACTTGACCACAGCGGCAATCTTGGCGAGCAACATGGTGAAGGCTGCGGCCACATCAACCTCCGAAGATCAGGGCACGAGCGAGAAGCAACGCGCTAAGAATGAGGATTGCCCGTGCCACGTCCCAAATCCAGCAAGGGGGCGCAACATCGTGCGTACCGTATGCAGCCCACTCTGCGAGGTCAAGATTCAACGGCCATGAAGGGCACGTGCCGGAATCACCGACGTTAGGCATCAGCTTCTTTGCTAGCTGCACCAGCGCTGCGCTCTTGAGCTGGTCTTTGTATTCATCGTAAATGCCCTCCATGCCGTTCGGATACTTGCGCACGTACAAGTCAGGCACCGGCGGCAGTGGCGTATCCGTAGGAGGCTCATCTACCCCTTGAGGCGTCGTTGTGGTCGTGCTGCTGCTCACAACGTCGCCAGCCTGATTGCGAGTGACGCTCGTGGTGTTTTGATTCACCGTGATCGTGTCGCCGGAATAGTTGTAGTTGATCACCGTGGTGTTAGTAGTGGTCAACGTCTGCGATCCGTTCGCAGTTTGCTGCGTGGTACTGGTGGTAGTGGTGCTGGCCGGTGATTGAGCAGGACCGACCACGGAAAGCGGCGAGTCGATCTCAAGCTGCCCACCCTTATCCCAGTAATCGCGCACAGCATCCCACACGATCTCCTTGTTCGCATTGTTCTTGATCGCACCCTCAAACTTCTGCTGAGCCTGGTCTGTCGTGATCGGGCGGTACTGCTGTTCAGTCTGAGGGGGTGTTTGCTGACACCCCGAAGCCGTCACGTACCACCCCGCAGGACAGCTCGTATTTGCAGTCTTCGACATGCTGGCGTAGTAGCG